GCTTCAAGGTTGACGTTAACGGTCGGATTGATTTGCGAAACGCCGTGGTAGCTAATGGCGGAATCCATTTTGATCCTCGTAAACGTGGTTTTGGAACCACCCAAGAAAGTGAACCCTTTCCAGGCACCAAGTGCCTCAAGGTAATCACCAATTGGAAGGAACCAATCAGCTACGAAGCTAAATGGAAGTAACTCCCATCCGAGAGCGACGGGGTTTGTGAAACCGGTTTGAGCAAACAAAGCCAGTAAAGGATTGTCCATCCGCATCCTGATAACATACTTCACTGAGGTCTGAACAGTGTGCGTTGTTTTGCCACTGTTACTAAACCCAATGATGCTATTACCAGGAGGGTAGGAGGAATCCACGAACTGTCTCTGCGCTCTCGCCGAACCGCGCACCTTTTGGACAAAGTCAGTGGAAGAACTAATGTTCCCCATGACCTTAAGGAAGCCTTCAATGTCAGAGAGGAGGGGTTTCCACCCGTATTGGAGCTGAAGCCAGTTTTGGGCTACAGATTTACCAATACTGGGGTTACCCTTCGGACCCTTCCATTTGGGGCTAACTTGTCCTGCACCAAGAGCGGCAACTGCACCGGGGATGTTAAACCGTTTCAGTTGACGTAGACTCGACGCAATCTTAGTAGCATTACCAAAGATTAGCGCAGAGAGCTGACTCACTTGAGCGATATTCTGGGCCAGGTTACTTTGTATACCTGTGTTCGAATTCGCAATGAGCCTCTTAAGTGCATTAAAATCCGCCAGCGTAAGAGGTGCTGGCGAGCTAGGTGCCGCATAAACCTCGTCAAATGGACGAATCCGCAGATCGAAGTTGCCAGTAGCAGGTTGCTCCTGGCTCCACGTATAGCGGTTAACGCCCACATCGATGATCCGCACGGTATGGTTGTTATCAACATACCTTTTGCGTTTTATCTTGCCCCAACCAGGGGTACGAGAACCAGACCACTCTCTATAATAGACAGTGGTTGGTACTACATCCTGAATTGTATTCAGGGGTAGACCTGTCTGAAACGTCCGGAAAAATGGACGAGTTAGACTCTCGGGACTTGGTCGGAGTGTCGATGATCTCGTGACTTTAGGCAATGCGCTGTAGGTGGCTTTACCCAAACCTACAGACCACGAGCGTGCTTTATTCATCGCTCGTGACGACTGCACAGAACGCCCTCTAATACTTACTATCATGTTCCCTTTTGAGGTAGTGACAGTAGGTACTAGTTTGCGGACTGTACGGTAAGGGTAGGACCTTATAAAGCGAACAAATTGGAAATATTGCCGAACTTTGTCGCCTTTACGATGGGGTAAGCGTTTCTCACTAGAGTGATTCACCAGAGAATCTGGATGGATCAAACCAGTGGTCAACACTACCCGACCGTTTACGGTAACAAAGACCTCGACACGTTCCCCGTCTGCAAGCTTAAGGTTCCTTCCTACCTGGCCCAACGAATAAGCCAAATCGTTTGGACTGCTGTTAAGAAATGGACTTAACGCCATATCGGTATAAAATCCTTTATGGCGAGACCAATCTCAACAACGTTGAGACTCACCAACACACTTGCACACACAGAGCCCAAGATGCAGGCCAGTGAAATAGCAAAATGGTTAGGA